TTACCTGATATACAGGCTTTCGCCCGGATAGATCAGGCTGTAGATTGATTTGCCGTTGTTAGCGGCTAACGTGTACATGCTGATGCCATACTTTCTGGCAATGCTCCAGAAGCTGTCACCAGAGCGGACCGTATAATACGTGTGGCTTACCGGTGAGGTGTATCCAGACGAACGCGAGCCATAGCTCTCACCACCATTTACGCCCAAGGCAACATAATGATACCTGCCTGAGTAGCTGAGATAACGTGCCCAAACATATGTGCCACGGATATACACGTGATCATAAATCACACTTTCACCGGGTGCATAGCTACCAACGGATGCATAACCGGTGCCGGCACCAGTGCGGATGTTAACAGTCGTGGAAGGCTTGAAAACACCAGTTTGCGCATAGTCAGTATCACTGGCTGCATTTGATTTTGCTGGCTGGCTTGGTGCCGGTGTTACAGGCACTGACGGAGTTTCTGGCTGCTTCGAGTATCCATTATCGGTGACACCAAGCAAATCAACGTTACCATCTAAGCCGCCTAAGACATGCATGGAGGTAAACTGCCAAATAGCAACTCCGTCCATGCTTGGGAACCAGTTGTAGTCTGGTACCGAACGCACCTGATAATCAGGGTAAGCAGCAATCCAAAGGCTGTTAGGAAATTCTTTCAGGATACGCTGATAATCGACGTGTGCCAATGTATATGGCTTGTAACTGTAATACATTGGCGTGTAGCCTTCTGAACGAATGCGGCGCATGCCAGCTAAAATTGCATCCGTATTAGCTGCCATATTGCCAGAAGCACCATCTTCGTAGTCCAAAGCAACGATGCTTCCCTTTGGTGTCTGCGCTTTGATACGAGGCATATAACGGTCAAGTGCTTCCAACCCCAACTGGCTACTTGCACCAACACCATACCAGATGTAGCTATGCACACGTTTTCCTGCCGCCTTGGCACTAGCAATTTGGCTATCATACGTCCACTGATCGATGTAAGTGCCACCGTAAGTGCCGCCAATCTGAGCTATGACGAACTTGTCTTGATCTGTTCCATATCGTCCACTTGCTCCCTGATACTTTGACCAATCAGGTCCCTGATCTCCCTTGGCCGCATTGGCCTGCGATGGCAAGGCAAAAGAAATAGCCGCCAAGAAGGCGACTACCAAGGTGATGAGTTTAGTTTTAAATTTCATGGTGCCCTCCTTATTTTTTATCAATTTGGATTGCACGATTTTCAAATTTTTTGTACGCATCAAGGTACAACTCGTGTTTATCACCATTGTACGTTATCTCGTAGTACATGCCGTCGCTTACGTTTGTACTAGCCAGTGCCTTTGAGTTTTGAAGCGCTTTGCACGACCAAACGATATATACATCATCTGGAGTGATTGAGTTTCCATCGGTCTTATCCATGTGGTCATTTGTATAATCAGCAACTAAACGCTGACACGTGTTTCTAAAATCTAAATCGTTCATTGATTTTCCCCTTTTTATTGCTGCGGAGCAACAGATGATGGTGCCAGTTGAGCCTTAACTGCATCTGCGGTCGCCTGAGCTGCGGCAGCTACCTTGTCTTGATTAGATGCTTCCTGATCGACTGTCTTTTGCGGATAGGTCTCTGCTAGGCTGTCTTTCAAGTCCGCGTAAGCTTTTTCAACTGCGTTGGCAATCGTCCGCTCGTCTGTGCTGGTGAAACCAAGCGACTTCAAACCATCTTTAACTGCTTGAATGGCAGTAGATTTCTTGACCGCACCGTCAATCGCCTGTGTCACACCAAGCTGTTCTGCCGCCGTTACGGCTGCGTTTGCCAATGGACCTAATACCTTTACCAAAGTGAGTGCCTGTTTGTTAGCCAGCAGCTGTTTGGAAATCCAAGCCCCAATGATTGGGACTGCCGCTACTGCAAGTGATACCAAAAGTTCTGTCCAGTTATTCATGATCATTATCTCCTTTGATGCCTACATGGTCTTCCAATCGAGTAATCCTAACCGAGTGACTGCCAAGCTCGTCATCATGTGTCCTCAGATGTTGTCCCAAGTCTGCCAACGACTGTTCATGCAACTTAAGCTGACGATTAATCGTATCTGACAGAGCTTGAATATCAGAGCGTAATGGATCTAAGGCAATCTTTTTGAACAGCCAACTGCCCGCGCTCACGCCTACCCCAATGATTGATATAACCTCTGCCCAGTCACCAATCGTGTATCCCAAAAATGTCACTTTCTCACTTTCTTCCATAAAAATAGCCGCTAGCTTTTGCTGGCGACATAGTTACTGCCTGTGATTTGTTTGTATTGGTCCTCCGTTATTTGCCGCCCCACGTACTGCTCTATCGGGCACCCCCAAGAATGGAGCATACTGTAAAATTCAAAGTCACTCATTTTTTCCACCATCCTCAAGCTTTGTCACACGGGCATACAGCGCGGCAATCATCTGCTGTTCAGGTGACGGTCCGGGGAGTGGATGATCATTAGCCGGATCGTAACCCTCATCGGCAACGATTTTGCCGTCTACAAGAGATGCGTGACCCTCAAAAAACTGAGACACGTCATCTGCTTCTATGATTTGTTGACCGTCCTCTGTTGGGCCCAATTTAGCATCTTCTGCTTCATAGGCCCAGTTGGTTAGTCGGTTTTGCTCATCTAGCCAAATCTTAATCTTCATTTTAATTCACCACCGCATCATTAATCGGATACGCATCACGCGTAATGAAACCCAAGCTGCCAGCATACCTGCCTTGTCCACGCCATGGAATGATATAAATTCCACCCGCTGAAACATACAATTGACAGGCTGCGCCCGTATACGACATGCTACCGAGCAATCTTGCTGCATCATCATTATTGAATGGACTATATCCTGGTCGAATGTTGGCAATTTTGACCCACCCGTTGCTAGTTTTCATTTCAAACGCAATCCCAATGGTGACATTTGGGCCTTTTCTTGAATATCCAATTTTCATACTTCTAACGTCATTGGTTTCAAGGCCACTATCAATGTGCTGATATAAAACCGAATCAGCCGCCGTAAACGTTGATACAAGTGTGACGTCTTGCCCAGATGGATTATACAAAGATTTTAGTGTGAGCATGCCTTGGCGTGCATCAACGGAACTAACTTCCTTACCGTCGTACATTGACTTGCTAACCAACCCCAACTGATCAACTTTAGATTGATACGTTTGCTTGCTATTACTATCCAGCGTTGCATTCGTGACCATGCTGCCACCACTAATTTTTGTCGTCCCACTGATCGTATTTGGAAAACCATCCGGTTGGATGTGGTTGAAAGATGAGATAAAGGTAGATCCGTTAAAAGTGACCCCATTAAAAATCATGCCATTAAAGGTTTCGACATTTAATGCTTTGGCTGCAATTGGTTTTGAATCCCAACCACTTGTGGTATCAAATATGGCAAAAGCGGCAAGATTTCCGTCCTCGTCGGTTAACCAGTGCTGGTCCCCAGCCTTTGGTTTAGCAGGGTAACTCGGGCCAACCGTCACAACCGGAACATTGTCACTACCGTCTTTACCATCGCGCCCATCGGCGCCTTTAAATAATGCCCACAAGTAGCGTGTCGGGTCGGTACTGTCAGCTTGCGTTTCGTCAACGTACTGCCCGAAGTAAGATCTACCGCTGGCATCTGTAACTGAAAAATCAGTTTTGCCGTCGATACTATTGGCATATGCAGTATGAAGATAGCTGCTGGTACCGTCGGCACCTTTAGGCCCCGGTTTACCGTCAGCACCATCCTTGCCCTGAATCAATGCCCACTTGCCAGCGTAATCAGCCGGATTGTCACTTGGAACGGATGACTTATTTGACCAAACGATTGCCATATACTTTTTACCAGCTGGCAAAGCACTCATATTGGTGCCCTTATCATCATCGGCATAACGAAGCCACGGATAAAACTGAATAGTCTTGGGCATGTTGGCCATCTTATTGGCAAGATCGCTGAGCCGTTGGTCAAAGCTGACTGTTTCATGAGCGAACTCACCCAAAGTAAGCTTGACAGAATGGTTAGCACGGCTGCGCTGAATGCTCAACACTTTGGCAGACAGGAATAGCTGTTGATTCTCATCGGCAATGTGGACGGTTTGATTCAACGGTACGTATGGTGAATTAACCAAATCAATATCGTACGTTTCGTTTGGGTGGTTATACTTTTTCAAGTCTGCCAAAGCCGCTTGCAAAAGTTCCGCCTGCGATTTTGAATCAAACGTTTTAACCCGATTCCAGTCAGACTGTGTTGGGTTAGGGTTGCTGTTGCTTAACAAACGTGAATATTTCTGCACAGCAATGGTATCGTGCAAGAACCCGTACTGATCAAGCACAAACTGTCCCGTTGGATCAGTCCATTTGTAGCCGATCAAGTTGATTGGATCCTGATTAGTTGATCCATCCGTGCTTTCTGGCACCGCTCCATAAGCCTTAATCGATGTTTCCATGTCATAGGTATCGAGATGCGTGACGATATTGTTGATGTCCTTATTCATTTCAAAGGAAATTAAGCTGTCACCGGCCGTTTCATGCCGAATGTTAATGACACGCTTAACCAAGTTGGTTCCAACAAACTCAAAGCCAAAACTAAGCACTGCATCAAAATCTTTTGCCACGGCAATAATGCGAGCCAACGATGATTCTTCACTAGTCCACTCGAGTGTTCGAACATTGTCAGGAAATTCGTTGATGCCAATCTCCCAGCCAGAATCATTTGTAAACCTTGTGATGTAGTCAGCGATGGTATATGGCTTGTCGGCCTTGAAGGCGCCAACGGTTTCGTTAATTAAATCATTACCAGCATCGCTGGCAACAATTGAGTGAATGTGGCCTAGTGAATCATGTTCAACCGATTCGATTACCATTTGGTGGCCGTTGCCTTCTTCATCTTGATAAAGAATGAAGTTGGTTGCTTTAGCCATCTCATTGACTGCTTGTTCCTGATCAGTCGTGAAGTGAATATCAAGAGAAAGCTCGACCGCAGGACGATTGTCAACACTTTGTGTTTCTATATCGTTGTCAATTCGCCATTCGCCTTTGCCATCGGTCGAACCAACACCCAAAATGTTTAATTTTCGATCTGAAAAGTAATACTTCATTTATAGCCAGGCCTCCCTTATCTCGACTTCACATGCAAATGGTTGTGCCCAGCTCGAGGGCGTGATAGTAATCTCAGTATCACCGGGTGGCAGTTCAAATTGCTCCCATTGATTACCTAACGTGTGCATGGTTGGGTCAAGAGAACCATTCAAGTACGTCTTAGCGTTCGCCACATCAATCTTGAGAACATCACCATTGCTAAATCTATTTTTTATATTTGTATACCAGCTAACGTTTTGCCATTTGACGGTGGACGCAATCAGATACATAGTCGACTCTCCCCATGTCTTATCTCGCATAAACCATGCTGAAAATTGCTTAGTCTCGACACTAGCAGCGTCCGCAAAAGTGAATTGACGGGTAATAGTCGTCTCTCGTCCTTGATTGCCAACCCATGGGGACACTCGGAAAACAACTGAATTACCAAATTTCTGTAATTCCAACTGAATGAACTTGTCATTAGTGAAAATGCTGCGATCCAACCGTTCATTGACGACTAGCTGATCTTTGTAGTAACACATCCACCAAAGCTGATCGGACAATGCGCTATTATCCTTCAGTATCATCTGGAAAATTGGCTTACCGTCACTCTCTAACGTTGTTTCGAGCGCACCAACCTTTGAGACACCAGTTTGAAAACGTGTCATAACGTCCCAAGTCAGATTGCTCTTGAAGTTACCGTTATGCGTCTGGACGAGATTGTGCTTGATTGAAGGACCGTTCCAATACTTGTGGTCGCCAGTAATACTGGGCCAATTAGGCTCAACCTTCCAGCCATCATAATCGTCATGAGTCCAAATCGCGTTGCCAACCTGTTCATTAGGCATACTAGGATCACCACCCCAATAGGGATTGTTTGTGGCGGCTTGATTATCCATATGTGAGCCTTGCACGGCTGCCAAATTAAGTGCTACTTCGCTTTCTTCGGTGATGAAACCATCAATTTCTTGCGTGCCGAATTGGAGAATACCCGGGCGATCATTAACAAGCCCAACCATGCCATTATCAGCGTGCATAGTTGCCGTAATAACCGGTTCAACAGGATAGGTACCACCATTGTGTACCGTGATGGTGTCGGCATAGTATTCAGGATCAGCTGGGTTAGGCGACCAAGGAGAAGCAGAAGTGCCTAGTTCGAGTTTCTCATGCGTCCAAGACACAGACGTGTCTGTGGGGAAAGTTTGGCTAAAGTATCTTGGGGTTAGCTCAACATAAGCAGCATTACTAGGAGCCGTAAATACGGTTGAGAACCGTCCCCCTTCAGAGACCCAAGGTATATCCGGACCAGCTTGGCTAGATATCCAGTTATTGGAAGCATCATACCAACTAACTGACGAATGACCAGTGTGTCCCATATCGCCAAAAGTAATGGTGTAAACATATGTCTGGCCACCATCGACTGGTGCTTTCTTCAGAGTGATACCATCAATTCCGTGAGCATTCGCCTTAACAACGCCAGTGTTGTTCGATGATGTCCCTTTAAGCAGGTTCACTGGCACGTCCTTGTATGGCATGTTGTCAAACGTCTTCGTGGCTACCGAGTGCGCAATGCCATCGGGAACAAACAAAGTAAATGAAGAAGTGATCGCATTCCGGCCTTTAGGAACATCGTCAACATCTGTGAGCACGGCATTCCAATACACAGACAAGTCATCATTGAACGAAACCTGATGAGTGTCACCGTGCAAGATGCCACTTAGCTTATAGAAGGCGGTGCGAAATGCCTCATCATCATCAGCAATAAGCTGATAGCCAACAGTTATCTCGCGAGATGGGTTGCGAACGTATTCAAGTGTTTCCCCATCAGATATGCCTATAGGATTGCTAGTAGCAGATTGCTTAAGAAGCTCTCGTCCACCAACTTGCAGCGTCCTATATCCGGGCACAAGATTCTCAATGTATTGTCCATCGATTAGCATCGCTTCTGCTGGAAGCTGATTATCATCTGCACCCGTGAAGGGTGTCGTTTCTCTGAAATCGTACAATTAGACTAGCCCCTTTCGATAATTGCTTACCTTTGTCAAACGATTAAGCTCTGTTTGCATTGGGTTTGCGGTTGCACGAGCAACCTCTCGGCCGTCAATGTACAGTGGAACCTCAATCGTTTGCTTGCGAGTGTAGTTGACATCAAGATTTGAAGACAAGGCCGTACCCTGGACGCTGTTATTAAGCGACTGCAATGATGTATCAAAGGGAGAAGTATTCACTTCCGGCATCGTAACAGCAGCACTGTCAGCAATAGCTTGTGCCATGCTCGAAACGTTCTTTTGGACATTTGAGAACTTGTCAGTAAGCCCTGCATTTAAGCCGTTCATGATGGCGTTACCAGCAGGTATGAGCAGCTTGGCATCGTAGCTGATTGGGCCTTTATGCTTGCGAATCCAAGAAGCTATTCCGCCAACAAACTTCTTGATGCCTTCCCAGACTTTCTTAAGCCCCTTTAAGAAACTGTCCATGATTGCTTTACCGGCAGCCATTAAATCAATGTGTCTAAGCGCATCGAAGGCTCCTTTGATACCGCTAACCACACCATTTACCATGCCAGTAAAACCAGACCATACAGCCTTTGCACCATTAAAAATACTAGTAGCAGCTCCAATCACAATAGACTTTATATTGCTCCAAGCTGATGAAAAAAATGATGTAATGCTGTTCCACAATCCGGAAAAGAATCCGGGAAGTGCGTTCCAAATTCCCTCGGCTGTGCTGACTGTTCCGCTCCATAGTCCTGATAAGAATGAAACAACACTGTTCCATACGCCCTCAGTGGTAGACACAATACCGCTCCATAATCCGCTGAAAAATGACGAAAGCGCACTCCAAATAGCGGAAGCGGCAGATACTGCGCCATTCCAAAGCCCCTCTAAAGCTGAAACCAAAGTATTCCAAACAGTCATTGCATAAGTTTGAATAAGGCTCCAAATACCGGAGAAATACGTAACAAGACCATTCCAAATCTGTCCAGCGGCGGAAACAATGCTGTTCCAGATCAGCTGGAGGTCAGCGCCTAGCTGTGTCCAATTTCCAGTAAGCAAATCAATGACGATAAGAATGGGGCCCATAATAACTGCTTTAAGCATGTTCCAAACACCGGTAGCAACTTGGACAATCCCATTCCAAATTGTCGTCAGAGAACCGCCAAAGGTTGACCATACAGCAGTGGCTACTGCAACTATTCCATTCCAAAGAGTCGTGAAGAATGTGGATAGCGCGTTCCAAACTGCCGTTGCTGCGGTAACAGAACCTTGCCAGATAGCTGAGAGAGTGGTTGTGAATGCCGTCCAAGCAGCTGATGCCGTGGTCGTAATCCCAGTCCATAGATTGCTGAAGAAACTAGTAATGCCACTCCAAGCTGTCTGAATGCCGCTAATTGCAGATGTAAACGCACCCGATATAGCATTCCAAACAGTTTGCGCAACTCCTACAAGTCCTTGCCAAGCTCCTTGTAACCACGAAACAAATCCCGACCAAAGTTTTTGACCAGTTTTTGTTTGAGTGAAAAAATACACCAGACCAGCAACCACTGCTGCAATCCCAGCAATCAAAAGTACCCACGGATTCATGCCTAAGATCAATCCAAACGCTTTCCATACACCACCAGCCGTTTTTACGATAGTCCCGAAGTTAGTGATAACGGATATAACGCCTCTAATAGGGCCAATCATTTTGGAAAAAACACCGAGAACGCTAGAAAATCCGCCGATGGCTAATCCAATTACTTTGAAGGCCCCGACAGCTCCAAGGATCGCCGCAGCAAATGATTTAACGATGTCGTTTGCAAATGCCGCCTTGACGAGTGCCGCAATTGGCTTCAGCACGTTAACAACACCAGTTAAAGACGCCTTAACACCTTCAAAAATTGCTTTCCACGGTAAGTTAGCAATAATATCACTAACAGTTGTGATGGCTCCCATGGCTGCATAGCCAAAGTCAGTGACGGCTTGCTTGATACCATCGAAAACTCCCGAAAGCTGCCCACCACCGAACACCGAATTAAACGCATCACCCACTTTTTGAGCAATACCAATCAGATTGACAAATGCAACATTGACTAAGCTACCAACTAGGCTCCAAATGGTTTGTAAAACGGACCCGACTCCTTGGAGAACGGAACTGAGCCCGCTCATCGAGTCGCCCTTCCCCAAGCTGCTTAGTTGTGTCTTGATGTTCAAAATCAATGCCGAAAACGGAGAAAAAAAGTTGCCGATTGATGCTATAACAGAATCAAAATTAATGGCGCCAATTTTATCAATGATTCCGCTAATAGCTCCGACAGCGACTTTAGATATTGCTTGCCAAGCAGGCTGAAGCTTGTTTGCCAGTGTTTCCTGAAGGCCGTCCATTGCCTCGCCGACTGTCTTGTAACTCGTGGCCATCTTCTGGAAAGCCTTGCTGTTGCCTGCCTTTTCGATACCATCAAAGAACTGTTGTGTGCTTATTTTGCCGTTTTGAACATTCTGAACCAGTTCTTTGGTACTCATGCCCATTGCTTTCGCCACAGCCGCCATGCCTGCTGGAGTCTGTTCAAGCATTAGGCGGAAGTCAGCCCACTGTACCATCGGCTTAGCGGCCATTTGTGTACCTTGTTCCATCAACGTCTTCATGGCTTGCTTTGGATCATCAGTGGCAGCAGCTAAGCCACCCATTCCTTTGACAAGACTACCTACTCCTTTTACACCTACTGATGCAAACTGCGCATAGGCAGAGGCCATATCAGACGAGCTATAAATAGTCTCCTGAGCATATGATTGCAGTGACTTTTCAATTGACGAAATCTGTGCAGGCGCCTTACCCAGAAACTTCATGTTCCCCTCAAACGTCTGCCAAGCTTTGCTTGATTCGTCTAGTTCTCCTACCATACTTCTCACACCATCGCCAATAGCCCCTACCACTTTGGTAAGGCCTATGGCTCCAGCAATTTTGCTCACGGTTGATACAAAATTACCCGCTGGTTTTGTTGACTTTTCAAAGCTATCACCGACCTTTGACGCAGAATTCGCGATGTTCTTGAAAGTACCCGAAAAATTTCGGTCAACGGCAGATAAAATTGCTTCAACGCTAAAACTGTCAGCCATGTGCTCCCTCCTTTCTTTCAGATAACGGAATGATTTTGCCTTCGCGCTTCAACCGCTGAAATTCGGCCATCCGTTTTGCGAACACTTGTGCTCTCTTTTGTTTGAGCTCGGTTTTGCTCATCTGTGATACTTCATAATTGGGCTCATAATTTGATCGCACGCTATCAATAGCCGCTTTCTTATCAAAGAAATCATCAAATGTCTTGAACTTAGGCTTAGGATTCTTGCTACCGGTGGTTGCCTGCACTTGCTGGTTCATCCATGCTTGCTGTGCAATTTCGTTCTGTCTGTCGACTTGCTTCAGCTGATAGGCTTCCATACGCAGCTCATACTCAACAAGTGTCATACGTTCAATGTCTCGAATATTAGAAAAGCCTAGATAGGCAAATGCGTTTAACAAAATTTCGTGATACGTTTCTTCACTACTCTTTTGAACGCTTTCGTCCTCATCTAGGCCTTCATGTTTTTTGCTACTGCTTTTACTGCGTTAGCACTGTTCATTTCGTCTGAAACTTGCTTAAATAGCGAATCTAAGTCTGAATTGCTGTCAATAAAGTCATCGACTTCACTGGCTGACGGACGTTTCTTAGATGCCACGGTGGCTGAATAAATGGTGTCTGCTAAAACAGCAGCATCGTATGCGCTTAGACCAGCTAGAGCCTTTGCAACACCCATGCCAAAGTTAATGCCGTGCATGACGGCACCCATATTCTTATCCATTTCGCGAACAAAGCGGACGCCAAAGTTGAGCTCGTATTCTTTACCGTTAATGGTTAATTGCATGATTTAAAATCCTCTCTTTTAAAGCCGCCCGGGTTTCACCCGTACTATGACTTTCTTAGGCGACTGATGACAAGTCTCTTATGCTGTTATGCTCCAGTACCAGTTCCGCCAGCTGGTTCAGTGCCAGCGGTATTAGTACCCGGATCAACAGCCTTGTCCCAAACAGTGCCACCACCGGTAGCATCGGTTTCAGTGACCTTGCCAACCCCAAGGAATACGTAATCAACCTGTTCCTGAGTTGCGTTGTCTAGCGTTGTCCATCCGCGTTTAGGCGTGCCATTAACTGAGAATGTGACATCGCGAGTAGAGTGATCATCAGGATCATTGTCGCTGCTATCTTCTTGCACCGTTACCTGCATATACCATGCAAGATACTTACCTTCAGCGTTCTTGCGTTTGCGGTAGAGAATCCAAAAGTCGAGCAATTCACCGTCAAACAACGAGTCGTACATTACGTCTGCAATTGCGGCTGTGTTGTTCAGGAACTCGACTTCAAGATCGGTACTTGCCGAGCTTCTTGTTGCTACATTGCCGTCCTTGGTAACAGTGGAATCACTGTCAACAGACGGGTCAAAGGACAGCGAAGTCTGCCAAGGGATAATTTGGCCGCTAACCGTTGCTTGATCGCTATGTTTGCGAGCCAAGGCAACAACGTCCATGCCTTCTAGCACTTTTAATTCATTTGCCATATTATGGCCTCCTATAAAATGTTGAGATTGAGTATCAGCGTGGCTCGGTTGAGAACCGTGTCAGGGACACTCTGGTCTTGTGTGAACTCTTTTGACTGATCTTCTACACGTCCATAAAATCGGTAATCATCTGTTAGCACTTGCCCAATCGCGGCACGAAAAAAGCGCTCCGCCATATCAGATACGGTGAAACGCTGTTTTTTGTCGCCCCAGATGTCGATGGTGATTAGCACATTGCCATTGAGTGACGTCTTTGTTGCAGTAGGAACAACTTGAATATCCCCAACAATGACGAATGGATATGGGGCGTTCTCCTGCTGCATGGGCAAATGGTCGTAAGTCTTGTAACCGGCCGACTGAGAAAACGCATAGAAGTAATCGTATAGTTCTTGCTCTGGTGATGTGATTTGAATCACCTACTTTGCTGCTTGTTTAAGCTGATTAATAAACTGAACTTTCTGATAAAGGAACGCAGGCTTCAGAACTGGACGTGCCCGCATGAATCGAGTTCCATTTTCGGTGTATGGGTTGTATTCCATTGACATGCCAACTATGCCCGTTAGACCGCCATCTTCAAGCGATAACTTGATGCCACGCTTTGTAGCACCAGTAGGATGAGCATACACGGCGCCGGTCATTTGCTGAGCACGAGTTTGCAACTGTGCTGTCTGCTGTTTGACGATTTGCTTGACAACGTCCATCTTCGCTCGCTTCAGCAGGCCAGCGACCAGTTTGTCCATGCCTTTTATCTGCATGTTATAGCTGATGCTGGCTTTGCTCATTTCGTCTCACCCACAATCAAAGTAGCGTTTTGAAGCGGAGCGCGGGCGGTATTGAGGGCATAATGAGTCGATTCATCATCAATTGTTAAATAGCTCCAATTGACGGTGACTGGCTCAACTAATCGGATCACCTTTGCCTTTTGAGCATAGTTTCCGAATAGTTGAGCGCTCTTGTCGGTTCCCATGTCGGTGACGCTGGCAACAGCGGTGGCAACCTTTTTCACATCACCGTATTGATGTGTTTGCGGATCATATTCTTCATCATCAAGCCAGAATGTAACCTCATGATCTAACCGCATATGATCACCTCTTTGGATAGCCGGGAATGAAGCTGACGGTGCCAAGAGACTTAGCATTCTTCCCGTTGGCTTCTTTCCAGTCATTGATGTCGTCAGCAAAATCATCGAAGTCATTAGACTTAAACGTGAACGACTGTCCTTCTTGCTCGTATGACGTCATTCCTTCGTTCTTACGCCTGTTGTAGCGTCTGACGCATACTTCTAGGGCAATATATGAAAGCTCCTCTGGGAAGGCTTCTGTGGGCTTTAAACCGAGCTTAAACCGGAGAGCTTTGGTGGTGTTGGTAATGATGAGATTGAGCACATCATCCTGTGTGTCAGTTTTGATTTCCATCATCGTCTTCAAATCCGCAAGTGTTACCGGATTAGCATTATCCATGTCATGCCTCCTTTCCGCCGCCCTGCTTTCGCAGCACTGTGATTTTCATAAGCGACGGTGTTCAAGCTAGTCTGAAGGGACAAGCGCAAGCAAGTCTGCCTTCAAGGTCTTCCCGGTATAATCAATGCTGTGAGCATCCAGCCATGCTTTGATTTCATCAACGGTTTGTGCACTCGTTGGTTTTACATCTCCGCTAGGGTCGAAGCCGTCGTCATTTCCAGACGGCGCTACGCTTTTGGGGCGTTAATTCCAGCAACGACGAACTTAGGATCAATCTTGAAGCGATAGTCAACGACGCCAATGTTGCGAGGGTCACCAACCAAATCGTACATAGATGTTTCCGAAGCGTTGATTGCGCTGTAACCAAGGCCAGCAACTTTAGTAACGTCAGTGAATGACGTACCAGCAACTTGCATTGCAAGCGTGCGACGGTTGATAACAGCAGTTTGGCCACCATTGCCAAGGCTGTCACGCTTGACCTCATAGCTGTTTTCTGGATTAGCCAAGCCATAAGAAACAGCACCGTTAGCAATGATGAATGCGTCCGTGGTACCATCTGCTGCAACTGGCAGTGCATCGTCTTCAACGATCTCAATGCCGTTGTAGTAGCTGATTGGCGTACCACCATTAGATGGCTGAATAGTGTCAATCAAGTTTTGATCGCGCATTGCACCAACAGCGGCAGAATTAAGCACAATCTTAGTTAGTTGAGGGCTGGCAACGTCACCCATACGTGACAATGCGGCAATGAAATCACCAGCAGATAACGTAGCAGGTGTGCCCATACCGTACGACTTAACCGCTTGCAAATCTGCATTGAGGAACGCGTTCTTCAATACCGCGATCAGAAGCTTGTTGTCTTGGATGTTCCAGAAGGATGCGAATTGCCCCGCGATCTGTTCAGCAACCGGAGCACCGGTGGAAAGTTGACCAAAGTCTGTGTAACCAAACGCTTTGGCTTGGTACATCTGTGGAGCAATGGCACTGTAGCTGTCAACATTTCCGACAGTAATGTCGCTAGTGTCGTTCCACGTCTGAGCTTCCCCGCTCAGACTGTGCAGGGTAGGAATAGTTACATAAGTACCGCCCTTGAGCAATTGTGCTTGAATGATTGGGTCGGTAGTGAGAATTCCGCTGGAAAGCAGACGGTTAGTAGCAGTTTGCTGTTCCAAGACATAATCCGCGAATACTTTAGGTTCGACCAAATTCAATTTGGCTGTTGCACCACTAAATTCTGGCATATTTATTTACCTCTTTCATTTTGTTAGTAATTTGTTGTACATCTCTGGGTCTTTTCGTTGCAATTCGCTGCGCTCTACCAAAGTCATATCCTTGAGGCTCTTCGTCTTGCGGTTGGAGGACGGGTCCAATGGTGTACTGCCTTTCAGCAGTTCTTGACGGACGCGCTCTGCTACGGCTTGGTCGTGCGCAATGAGCCACTTAACATTGGTCTCGGTTGATTCTGCCTCAGGCGTTACAACATGCTTCAAATCGTCCTCTGTGACCGACAGCTTGGCATCTTCGAACATTGATCGAGCTTGTTTTCCCATCTCATAGGTGGCAAGCTGTGACTTGAGTTCGTCTCGTTCTTTTTGAGCCTTTTGAAGCTCATAATCCTTCTTCTGGTCGGCATTCATCTTGGCCAGCTTTGCAGCCTCGTCAACAGCAGCTTGCTTCTCCTTCTCGGCACGAGCAAGACGCTTCTTGACGATTTCATTGACCTGTTCATCGGTGTAGACGTGCTTACCATCAGGATCAGGGTCAGCCGGTTCTCCTTGCTTCTTACCTTCAGGTGGATCTACCGGATCACCATCTTTTGGCTTAGGCGGATCGACTGGATCTTTCGGATCGCCTTGAGGGTTATCTTCAGCGAAAAATTGCAAATTCATAGGCATTAAAATCTTGGGAATCATGTTAAGAACTCCTTCCACAGCTTTTTAGACGGATCAGGCTTGCGTCTTAATTTACCGGAGCTTTTATAGTCGATCACGCTTGGACTTGATGGCATAAAAATAGCCGCTAGCTGCGGCTTAGAAATTATTCAGCTTCATCACTCGGTGCATAAGCCGCAATGGAGCATCGGCAATTTGGGTGGACGGGAATATCCGGCACATCATCAACCCTGTATATGCCTTCACCAGTTCTGCCACCTTCTGAAATCTCCTTGCACACATCACACGCGCTTGGCTCAGCCACCCATTTGCAGTACTGATAGTCAAATTTGTGGAAACTATCTAATTGCGCCTGTGTTTGAATTCGAGCTGACTCAGTACGTACAATTCGTTCTGTCACATAGCGGTGATTGTTCACCGTTTCTGCCACTTGACCGCGTAACTTGCGAGCAATCTTTAGCGGACTCTGTCCTTGAATGGTGGCGGATGTCAGCAGTTCATCCAGTTCAGCCTTTAGAATGTCTTGGTTGATCCAGATGCGCTGTGAGAAGGTGTAATCGCCCTCTCGTTTGGAGAGTAACTTGGCTAAATTAGTGTAGCCGCCCTTAGATACCGTCTCTCCAAGTATTCCGGCTTGCCGTTTGATCTCGGATTGATAATCATCACTCAATTTTGAGATTAAATCGACGTTCACTTTCATGTGTGCATCAAGCATTTCTTGACCAATCTCACTCTTGAGCATTTCTAAGCGATTAATGCGCATAGTAGCGTTGTATAGCTTGAGACGATCATTGACATCCTTGCTGAAGTCGGAATATTTGAGCGGTTCGCCGTTGTACATCTTTCTGGCATCATCGACGATCCGCTTGGCTTCTGCTTGATATGCTTTAATATCGGTGGCCATCACTGCTTGACGCGCACCGGCCATACTGTCGTTGCTGTATGCGGCATACTTGGCAAACTCTGAATCAATATCCTTTTGAATGTTGTTTAAAGCTTTGTCAAAATATTCCTTAATTCGGGCATTGAACGCCTCGTCATTCTTAAGGTTCTCGGCAATCCATTTACGTTCAGCGGCAGTTCGCTTATTCCAGTAGGCAGAATTACTCGCTATCTGTTGTTGAGTCGTTGTTGTCATCATTGCCACCACCATTCAGTAATTTCTGGAAGTCCGGGCTTGACGGACTGTTAGCAGCAGCATCTTTTGCTTTCTTGGCAGTCTCATCAGCAATGCGTTTCATTTCAGCCTTAGGATCATCGACAAATGATAAGGTGCTAAGCATAGTCTGATCTGATACAAGGCCTTTGAGTTTAGAAGCCGCGTCTGCTTCGTCGGTAATGTTATCCGGAAGATTTCGCGAGAATGCGAAGTTAAGCTTTTTCCAGTCATCAAATTTACTTTCTGGCAGGATTGTTCCAACACTGAACGCGATCTTGTAAAGTGACCGGAGTGACTGTGTAAACTTGCGATCTTGATTGGCCGCTAGGTTCCTCATTGGTAGCAATTTGTACTGTAATGCAACGCCTGAGCTATTGCCGCTGAACGCTTCATCGTTCAAGTTTGCAACCATGCTGATCTGATAGATCATGCTGATGAGACGATCAATGAGGTGCTCTTGAATGGCATCGCCATCAGGCTTGGTAAGAAACTCAGCTACGCCTTGAGCAGAATCGGCGTCTGGCGCATAGATGATTTGGTTGCCGTTAAGGTCGAGTTTGGGGTTGCCGTCATCGTCCTCATCGAGTTTCAGGCCTTTTAGAACCAAGTACGCATTGTCAAAGTATTCATTCTGGTTCGCCTTCTGACTTAGTACCTTGTCTAAGGCATTGATGAGCGTCTCGACGTTCTCAAAGATGCCTTGACGCTCGGTATTCATGAAGAACTCGACTGCTGGTACTTCGTTAAACGGATTGAATCCGGCCGTTCCTTCAAAGCGAACCATATCAAGGGAATATACGCCGTCTTTCAGATATACCTTGCCAGTTAGATTGTTGTCTTCGTCGTGCCAATACATGACAAACGCAATGGATTTGTGTGCTACCGTGTCGTCATAGACAATGAATGAATTGATAGGCGAGCTGTATGCAATACACGTATTGCTGTTCTCGTCTTGGTACAAAAAAGCAAGCGCCCGTCCGTAAATGGCTGCTTGCTTGCTGATTTCGCTTAATTTGTCCTGAACGCTGTTCGTATCGTTCCACTCTTGCAGCACAGTGTTGTCCTGTGTGTTGTCGAGCGTGATCTTCGGTGGAATGCCAATGTAAAACCCGTTGTAGGTATCCACGATATAGTGCGCCAAGTTGCCGACAAGACGATTGTCTGGCCCGTGGTCTTTGGCATCCTCATGAAGAATCTTGTGCTTGCCAAGATACATCTTTTTAGCAGGCAGATATTTTCTGCGAGCTAGTTCATCATTTGCACTAATGAAATTGGTGATATCGTCCCCAGTAATAGCTGTGTCTACTGGAAAAATGAACACATCACCATCTGTAATTGAGCCTTTACCTTGAACTGTTAATATGATGGCCACCTCCTTAGAAGTATTTGCTTGTGTTCTTGAACGTGCGAGCTGTATTTCTTCGTTTGATTACCTGCATGACAAAATATCTCATGGCGTCCATTGCGTGGTCATGTGCCTTAACCACTTTGTCTTCACCCTTTTGACTGGCCTTGTCATCCCACACATAAGACGCGAACTCCTTGAACAGATTAGTCAGCCCAGGTGTGAACTTGATCTCGCCATAGTTCATAGCTGTTTGCGTTTCTCTAATGCCGTTTAGCACATCGTTATCAGCTTTAATAACTCGATACCGGCGTTCTCTCAGTTTGGCAATAAATGAAGCCGCTGATGGATCAACAATCACTTCACAGCGTATGTCACCGACAAATTGGCTGAAATCCCGAGCGTATTCATCATCTGTCTTCTGTCTGCTGCTATGCCGTCCATCGTAGTAGTACTCTTTGAGGCAATACCAAACAGACCCACATTTACCCCAAAGTAAGAAAACTGTGGGGTTCTGTGTACCATAGTCCACACTGACATAGTATCGGCTTGGCTGCTGGCTTGGATTGCTGACCATCTCGTCTTTATTGAAGTTGTCGTAGACAATCCCATCAGCCAGAACCCATTGTCCCAGAATGTATCGCTGGTAGAACACTCCAGAGTACATATGTTCGTACCTGTCAATAACTTCATTGCTCAGGCTTGGGTTGTCCGTCATCACGAAATGGAGACGCAATGCGCGTTTTTCGTCCGCTTGATCAATCCAATCAGTCTTGAACCAGTGATACGGGCCCTCTGGGTTCATATTGAACCAGTATTTGCCGCCAGTAACGGAAACACGCGCTGTCGCTTGATTGACAAACGACTGTGGCATGAGAGCTGCTTCATCAAAGAACATTCCGGCAAGTGTGATCCCTTGAATCAGATCTTGGCTGCTTTCATCTTTACCACCGAATAAGTAGTATAGGTTGGTTCTTCCATCAAGGCTGATTTCCAGCATATTTTCTGAACGCCGATCCACGACTGAGAACCCCACTTGTTGCAATGTTTGTTTGAGTGGCCTGATAACATTTCGACGCAATGATCCAATGGTTTTGCCGGCAATGCCAAATTGCTCGCGGTCAAACACAATCATGCTCCACAGAACATAACTGATCGACATCGCAAACGTCTTTCCAGAACGCACAGCACCATCAGCAATGATTGTCTGCTTGTCTGGATAGCGGCGCCACCAGTTGATGATGTCTAACTGTTTCCCTTTGAATTGATCAATCGGAGTTGTCATTGACATCGCCACCCTTTGGGATACTCTCATCAATTGCTGTCAAAAGCTTGTTCAGTCCTCCACATTGGCCTTCTGGAGTGCGGTAAGCGCTAGCTTTTGCTTCCATGATGTCAGCCTCAGCTTTGGACTTGCGAACATCGGCCTTAGTTTTCTCAATATCAGTAATAATCTTCGTTAGCTGAGCATTGAGCAGCTCATCATTACTAGGGTAACGTTTTAACAATTCGCGTCCTGCTGCCATGCGGTCTTTGATGCTTGGCTTGTTTTCAACAGACTCTGCGCCATCCGGAGTGCTAACTATAATTGTCTCTTTTGCCTCTCCACGAAGTACTGTGGTGAAGTATTTAAGTACCTCAGCAGCCTTGGCAATCTTGTCAGACTCGATGCGTTTCATGCGTTCATCGATGGCAGCTTTAATGTTAGGTTTTGTTAGGTTTTCTGCACCGACAAACCTAGCCGTTCTTTTGCTGTATCCTGCTTCTAGTGCCGCTTTGGTAGCATTGCTATCAGCAATATAAGAGTCAACGAACTTCTTCTGTTTTGCTGTCAGTCGCATTACATATCACCACACCTCCCGCATTTGTACAAGCTCTTAGCCTTCCGTATATTGTTTGATCTTGTCAACCCGCAAGTCGCACCATTCATCATGTGTGCCGTCTGCCTTGTAAACTGTTACGACTGGCATTGATCGATATCCCAGCTTGCGGAACCGCTCGTAGTCGTCCGCGTCTGCTGTGATGGTTTGCACTGACATGACACGTGACAGCTTGAATACTGTTCGCCGACACTTTTGACAGTGCGGCTTTGTGTAGATAATTGCGTTCATGTGTTTCTCTTCTCTCGATAGCTTCTCAATGATTGCTTGCTCTGTGTGGCTTACATATCCGTAACCGACTCGCTTCATTCCATTAGACATAGTAGATCGCCCTCGTATCATGATCGCTGTATTCGACCAGCTCAAACGTTTTGTGAGCAACCACGCCAATATCATCTGTCCACTTATCCGTAGGTTTCCGCGTTGATACTTGACGCTGAACGAATCCGCCTAGGTCTTTGCTCATCTCTGAATGGAGATGCCCCGTGAACAGTTCGCGATTCTGCGCTGTGCCTAACATGAAGCCGAACTCATCAAGATATTTTGCAAGGTAGTTGTTCTTACCTTTATCACCATGAGTGGCGCCAATGAAGTTATGGCCTAACATTGTGCCTTTGTAATGCTTCAGTGATATATCCCAAGTGATGTTCGACTGGTTGCTGTAGGCACGTTTCAATAGACGTGCAAACATATATCCAACTGACGGGTCGTGGTTACCTGGCGCATACATGACCTCACACTCATTGGCGTTCTTAATGATTGCTTCAATCAGTGTCTCGAAGTATTGCTCCATTTCGTTCACAGTCTCGCCCAGATCGGTTGTTTCGAGCTGTGTACCCTTTGCTGTGGTCGAGTTGATGTTATCCACATGAGCCAGATCACCGCCCAGAATGAGCAATATTTTGGCGTAGTGGCCGCGTTGAATGATCTCTAGTTGCCGTTTAAGCGATTCAGCATAGATGTCGAACGTGTGACCGTTGAAATGTGTATCAAATGCCGGAATGACCAAATAGCGATCTGATTCCACAAAAATAGGAGCCTTAGCTTGGTATGGCTCCTTGTGTGTGATGATGTCATTCATTAATGATTCGTATTGTTCTGATTCAACTAGCGGCCTAATTTGTATCTTGCTCTGGAAGAGCGTTGCTTCAGGTGTCTGCTTCCAGAAGTTGCTTGTGGCACGTACAAGCTCCCATTTGGTGTAATCGTACCCGTGAGCTTCCAGAACCTCTCTAGGCGTCATTTTGTGACCCCTGACAACCTTTAGAATGGTTTCACTGGACTGTGTGCCGTCTGAATCGTATTCATTCTTCAATGGCTTTTGGAACTCGATGCCAAGCCGTCTTGCTTTACCTTGAAGCGCGTCGTAGCTAATTCCGAGCTTGTCGGCCGTTTCTCGTCTAGTAAAGCCTTCAGAGGCGAGCTTCCTAATGTCACCGATCTGTTCATCTGTCCATTGCATCTACTCGCCTCCGAAAATATAATGTCCGTGAGCAGTTTGATGACGCTGCTCACATTCTCATGAAGAACTTCCCGAGTTCTTAAGCCCTCGGATTAGGCCCCGAAAGCTTTTTTGTTGCTTAAAAAATTTCGATGAGTTAGAATTAAATTGTTCCCAACAGATACTCATTTTCACTCCTTTGTAATACCCTTTCTTTAGGCTCTCGGCCCCCAACCGAGGGCTATTTTAGTATCTTCTATAAGGAATGTGCTAATATATATATGTGAGCAGTGGCCTTTCTCCTCCAAGTCAACCGCTGCTGCTCACACAAGTATTCCGTTTTTTCATTCTTTTGGCCCTTGGACTGGTCTCTGAGGGCTTTTTTAATCCGATTTATTGCTACATGTGTTATACTCTTTTTCGGTACCGTTGTTTCACCTCAGTAAACACCGGTAGCTAGGCCCTCAGTTAATCGCTCAGAGGGCCTTTTTGTTGCACAAAAATAGCACCTCACCGTTTGGCGGAGTGCTTTAGTAAATAAAAAGATGCCAAAGCGTCATATTAGCTCTCTTGGTTTGTAGCACTAGATTTCGAAACGGCTGCCTTAAGCATATTCCCAGCATCGGTCGGACGTTCAGCATAAATTAACTCTGAAGGATTATTGGGATTAGCGTATGGTGGATTCAGCGTTCCCGAAATAAATTCAGCTAACTTATTTGATTCTAAATCAACGATTGCCATCTGGATGCTTGTCTTCTCAATGTTAGAAAAAACTGGCACTTTGCTAAATGCGGTTGCTACCCATCCAGTATTGTCTCCCTGCACTCTACCATCTACAGCAATGAATGCTTTTGGTCCTGGAACTAACGGCCAATGGTCTGAATTCCGAAGCAGAGTTAGAGCTAGCGGAGAACTTCTGTCTATTAAATTCAAAATGCTCTTGTTCTTAGAAAAAGTGCTTCCCCAATCTTTTTCATTTGCAAGATTACCCAGATAATCAGACATAATATCCAACATATCATCATCTGATGGAGCATCTGACAGTAGGGAGACTATTTTCGAATAGATACTCAGTCCGTACGGATTTGTGAGGAGAGAACTCAACCTGTGAAGGCCCTGCTCTTGATCATCGGTCTTTTGTAGATATTCTGCCAAAAGCAAAGTCTTCTTCATGTCATCCAAACGGTCTTTTAAATGATCCCCCGTATCCACAAGATCAAGGATCAGATCTCCCCATTTGCCGTTTAAGACGTCTACCGCCAGCTGCTTTCCTTTCGACTTGGCAGTATCGACCACTGCTGACCTCACATCCTTACTATCAAGCTTTTTCTGCTCTATTCTCTTATCCAAGCTCATTTTCTCAGCATGCAAAAGATATTCTGGATGCTCAATCATGGCCCGAATTTCCGCTTTCTTGTCCATTTCGTATCACCTCACAAAAATAGTACCCCAGCGTAAACTGGAATACTACATTGAGGTGATATCTGTGCTTCATGTCTGCTGCTCGCTCGCCCATTGTCAGCTAGGGTCATCGCAAGCTGTGTCCGGTCGCTAAACTGGACAATGTGGCATGCAGGAATCGAACCCGCCTGACTATCTCAGCCAGTCCTCATTGCCACGCCTTGCCACAGCTTTATCATCACTGAGGCTCGGAGGAAAAATGCGGTGTCTCAGGTTTCTCACCTTTGGCACAATACAATCATAAGGGATTCCGTTTTTAGTTCGCCACTCATTTATCAATCAATTAGTCCTCAAATAGTCCTCATTCATCGATCATTTATTGCTCACTACTTTTTCTGGGTGTGACGCCAAAGTACCAGGCCGCTGCTAACAACGCATTTTTCTTTCTGCGTGTGTAGGTTGCTGCAGATATATCGAGAATATTCATTGCATCACCGTCTGGCGTATCTGTTTCTGGCCCATCGCAATAGCGCACCCTTAATAAACGCTGATGTGATTGTTTCGGCATTGATGCAATACAACTGTCGCACCATTCACAGAACTTACGTGCCGATTCTTGTCTTTCCAAACGCTGCTGTGCATACAGCGGACGCTGAACAGTGCTGGCAGAAGTTCCGTCTCCCCATGCACTAGTGATCTTTGGATTGACTGGCGCCTTTATGAATCCACGCTCTGCTCGGTATTTATTTAGGATATTTTCGACTGCTTCCCGATCCTTTTCATCGCTAATTGATAAAAGCTCCATCACAAGCGCCACCCCTTATGGTATAATTAAATTTGTAAAAGTTTTGGGGATAAGCGTGCCTTCGTGGTGCGCTTTTTTGATGCCTTAAACGTGCGTTCAACATGTGCGTTTGCTATACTGTCATTGGAGGCCAACTCCTAATCTTTGATTTCATTCACTCTCAATCGTACGTTTGGCCTCCGGCGCGTCCCTCATTAGGCGCGCTTTTTTATTTGCTTTCAGAAGGCCGAATGAGATCCCATGGGTCAATCCCAACGCGTTCAGCGAAGTCATCAAGTTTTGCCAAGCTAACGTTGTTGTCTTGAAGCAGATGCGCCAGTTGACGTGTCGTAATGCCGATGCTTTTTGCGTAATCCTTCTGTAGCATGTGATTATCGCTGATATTCTTGCGAACATTATTTTGAAACACGCGATTACTTTTTGATTTCATTTATTTTCCTCCACTAGCACACATGCAATTGCATCGAACACTTCCCGCTTCGTTTCATTGCTCATCGTCAGTCACCTCCAACTGTTCCCTGTTGTAATCAATGATGCGTTGATAATTGTTGTTTGCTTGCCACGCGCAATCATACAGGCCACACAGATCAAGCTTGCCAATTGCATTATTCGCGGCATCGATAGCCTTTTGCGCCGCGTCTATGTCAGCTTTAGTCGTCATCGTCATCCACCTCCAAAGGCTTAATTGCCTTTACCCATGCTGGTGCGGTCTCTAATTCTTTCTGGGTAACTGTCTGGTGTTTGTATGATGGGTCTGTCTCGACTTCATCTACCAGCCATCGCCCTTTGTAACAATACGCATATAGCTGAAAATTGTCGTTGTCATCACCCTCTTCCAGTGTTCCGTCCATGGGTAGAAGATACTTCTTCTCCTTTGCCACGGTGTAGCCGTTGACGTAAGCATTCATCAGCGGCTCTTCGTCATCATCGCCATAGAAAGCAATGCTGGCTGCTGGGAACTTGCCGCTATGTGCACGTTCAACGATTTCGGCTTGCTCCTTGGTTAGGACTACCTTTTTAGGCTCCTCAACGAACGTGACAACGTGACCGCCATGATCTTTAGCCGCTAGTTCAGCCTGTTTCTTATTAGGCGTTGTAGGGAAATCCGAGATGGCTAATGACCAGAAACCGGAACTATCCGAAAAGTCCCAAAATTCACCACTGCGGTTCTTTACCGCGTACATTTTTTCTTCGCTCATTTTTCGTCCTCCACTTTCTTGATAATCAGTGGTTCCGGAATATCTACCTTAATGTCATCGCCACGGGTGTTGTGCGATTCCGTGTGCTTGGCCATGTTCTCGTTTATCCATCGGATACACTGAGATTGATACTTGGCTCGATAATACTCGGTTTCTGTGTTTAATCCTGCTACTACGTACATTTGTGTGCCTCTCATTTCGCGCTGACTGACTTCACAGCCTGATCTGAATAGTCCTTGATGCTCTGCGCGTCTTTGATTGCCTGTGATAATTCATTGTTTGCCTGTTTGGCGGCTTCTAACTGTGATGTAAGGTCGTTGATTGTCTGTTGCTTAGCATCGACCTCAGCCTGTTTCTGGGCAACTGCTTGCTGGCCTTCAACGATCTTTTGCTGAATCTGGGCATCTTTGTTTGCCATGTCGTTTCCATATTGCTGTTTTAGGGCCGCATACTGTGCCTGCGCGTCAGACAACTGATGTTGCAAATCGGACAAGCTAGATTTTGAAGCGTGAATCTTAGCCGTCAGCTTGTCGATATTGTTTTTGGTCTCCACGATGTTCTGGTGACCTTGCCAAACATTGTCGGCAATGGTGGTTGCACCGGCCCCAAACATAAGTCCTGCTAAAACAGTTACTGTAAATGTCAATTTTTTATTCATGATTTTTTCTCCTTAATCGATCTCTTCGACTTCAACTCTCGGATTAGCTTTGTCAATAAAGAACCGATCTCGCAGTTCTACAATGTGATCCCAGTTGTCGTTTTCTAAAAATTCAGCCTTTTGCATGCCGTCGAAGATAAACTTGTGCTGAAACGCGATGTTGTCCGGGTCTGTTCGCTTGTCATACCAGTACCAGTCGAAACTTAGAGGTTTTCCCCATTGAAATTTCACGCCCTGATTCATCGCTTTTCTAACAGCCAACATTACCGTTTCCGTTGCTTGTTTCTTGACTTTTGCTCCGCCGAACATATTGCCTCGTTCAACCTTGATGTACTGATTAAGAGTCATGAGGGGCAATGGAATAATGATCCTGTTCACGCTGGTTTCACGTCCTTCAGATAGTATTGATGTTGCTTGCCATCAACCATTTCAACCGTTGTGATTAGCTCTTTGGGTGCCTTGCCATCAAAAGCAACTGGCTTGTTGATGTCTTGACGTTCACCTCTGGCGTTGTATCGCTCGATTCTGATGATTCGTGCCACACCGTCAATATCACGCACGCCCATGAATACTCGATCAGGAACCATAACCAGATCACCAACCATCATTTTCGTTTTAATTGCTTGCATTTGAAGATTCCTCCTGTAGTTTCTTGTATTATTCCTCGCTAAATATCTAACGACTCGCAATCTCTTCATGGCCGTTGTTGCGGCGGGGCAACTTGATATCAAACTCGCTTGCCACTCGTCTCACGAACGTTGTTGACTTCCCGATCTGTTTTGCAACCTCTGTTAGTGTTTTGCTCTTGCTTGCCGCCTCAGAAACTTGTACTGCATACTTCTTACGGTTAGCTTCCCCGCGTTTGTTTACAGCCTTGATGCTGCTGATCAGTGCGACTGAAGGCATATCTCGATTATCAACACCGGCTACCGCACGTTTCTCGACAATCGCTTTCTTTGATACAACGATCCGGTTGTTGAACGCTTGCTTTTCGATTTTTGAGAATGCTTCGCTTTCAGAAATGCCTAGCATTGCTGCATTTTCGTAGCGCGTAATCAATTCAGCTTTGAAGTCGCGCCACACTTTGTCGCCTTGCTTGTATAAACGGACTGTTACTTGTGTCATGCTTTCTTCTCTCCTTGCTTATCAGGCCTCAGTTCGTCAAGGCTAACGCCTAGAGCGTCTGCAATTCGTATCATCGTTGAAAATGACGGATCTTTGATGCCACCGGATCTAATCATGTATAAAGTTGATGGGTTGTTGTATCCTGCTAAATCAGCTAATTCTGGGATGCTAATTGATCGATCATCTAAAATCTTTTGAACAGAATCCCACATATTGTGTCACCTCTATATGTTTAAGTACAGCATGTTGTATGGCGCATGCATTTTTGATATACTAAATTTACAGGCTACTGTAATGACCTGTAATAAATTAGATGGGGGGGGACTATTGATGGCAAAAACGAAAACTAGTGTTCGCGGAACCCCAACTAAGAAGATCGTTGTTGTAAAACCGTACACTAAGTCAAACGGAACTCGTGTCGGCGGTCACCGGCGTTCAACGCCAAACTAATCTTCAACAGTCTTTAGAATCTCCTCCTTCAGGGTATAAGGTTTCCCTGAGGGAGATTTTATTTACTAACAACGAAAGGAAATTGAAAATCATGAAACTCAATCCAGACTGTTTACGTGATGTGCTTTTAGTTGTGGAAACCAATGCCTCTACCAGCCAATGGGTAGAAGCAAAAACACTTTTAGATGATCCTAGAATGAGCTCTTATTCTTACGAAGAGATCGCTTACCATGTACGCCAAGCAAATTGGGCAGGACTTTTAGCTGAAGTTAATTGGTTTATGGACGAAGGGTTTCTAATCAAAGACTTGACGCCTAGTGGGCACCAGTTCTTGGCGGACATTCGTGAAGACACCAACTGGAATAAAGTGAAGTCTATTTTGAAAAAAGTTGGTTCGTTTTCAATTTCTGCGATTACTCAGGCTGCTGCTGGCGTGGTTCAGGCTGATATACAGAAACATCTAGGCCTCTGACAGGAACTAACCACTTCATTTCAACCTCTACAGGGTCATTCGCCTCAGCTTTGAAGTGGATCTTTTCAACCTGTCCAACCTCAATGCCATTCACAAAAACTTTGCCGTTTTGAATTCGTAGGCTATTCATTTCGAGTCCTCTTTCTTTCCAAGTGCCTTTAACTGCTCCATCTGCTCGGCTAGTTTAGCTCTGTCTTCCTCAGATACTTTTTTATGCTTGGGCTTGTAACCGTCCTGCGCCCAGACTGGTAGTTTCTCATTTCGAACTGGATTGCCGTAACGGCGCTGAGGCTGATTAGTTTTGCGTTCACTATCGTTTGCTTCGACAGCAGCAACCGTGAGAAGACGCTTGCTTTCCCAGTTTTTCAATATGCCGTTGACGTACTTGTAGTTTCTGACATTGCTTTCAACCGCAGTCCGCAGCGCATTTAGGACTAGCTTCTCAGGTTCAGGTGATCCTGCTTTTCGCATGTCAGCAACCCAATCAACAAGGCTTTCTCTGGTGAACGGTGACAGTTGTCCAAACCCGTTTCCTTCCCAGAAATTGCAAATATCAAGAATTGATGATGACGACGATGACGGTTCTTCAGCAGGCCTCTCTGCTGCCTTGACTGGAGCAGTAGTCTGTTGTCGTTTAGTTTTGTCTAGTCTAGTCTCGTCTTGTTTAGTGTATGTGCTACTGTGTTGCCTACTAGGTTGTAAACTACCTTGTAAACTGTGTTGCCTACTAGGTTGCCTACTGTGTTGCCTACTATTTGACACACTGTCATCATCTTGACCACTAGGTTGCCTACTATCTGACGTACTAAGTTTTCGTGAAATATCGATGACTGAGTAGGTCGTTGCCTTAACACCGTTAGTTTGAAAATCTATCAGCCCTGACTGCTTTAGCGCGTTACGGGATTTGACGATGCCCTGACGGCTTAAACCAGTCAACGTTTCAAGTGTTCGATTCGGCATATTGAATTCGCTTGGCCAGCCTAGCTGGTTACATTGGTAAACCAGCCCATGCCATAATGCTATCTGTCCTGTGCTTAGCGGATTAACGCTTTGCTGAATGTAGAACTCTCGAATTAGCTTAAATAAATCCATGCGGTGACTCACCTCCTACTCAACCAGATCGTAGAGGCTGATGATCTTAGTCAGGTGTTTAGTCGCCCGGCAATAATCACAGTGTTCACACCGTTTTGGTTCTTCTTCGCCGTTCTTAACGGCTTCAATGCGTGGCTGTAGTTCCTTAACCCGTTCCAACCAATAGTCGAGTAAGTCTTGCGGAATTGAGACAGCCGCCTTATCTGGAGGGTCTTGTTTCGATACTGCGATGATGACAGGCACGGCTTGAACGCCATATTGCTGTCTAATTAGCTCCTGATACACGGCCATTTGCAGTGGGTAGTTGTAAGCCTCAATGAAAGAACCATAGCGATGTTCTTCTGGTAGATAAAAACGCTTGTTGATGTCCATGGTGGTTTTCAAGTCAGCGAAGTATTTATGGTTATCCGCTAAGCAGTCAAGTTTGCCTTTCCAAGCCACCCCACCGATCTCGCCTTTGACAATGACTTCTTTTTTTCCTTGATAGAACTCTTTGAACTTAGGATCTGTTCGCAAAGTTCTAATCATGTTGTCAGCAACTTGATATTCTCTTTTGAGCTGTCCTTTTGTTGCACCGCGAGTTGAAATAATCTCTGGATGTTCCTGCTTAAACTTGTTGTGCGCATAGCGGCTTTGGAAGTAGCTGTGAAGATAGTTGCCGACCAACAAAGCCGTTGGGTCGCGCTTGGGCTTCCACTCGTCTTTCAATTCCGCCAAAGCCTCGGCCTCGCAAGCCATGAACTTTTTGAACCAAGTTGGGGACTGATACTGCCAATCCATGCGATTGCTGTAATAGTTTCTACTTGTTAACTTGGTTCTGGAAGAGGTTCGCAACTTCTTTGTCGGTAACTGGACGATGTTCAGCTCGGTCTGCTTGACTGTTTTCTTTTGGCTTGGCTTCCTTGGCTTCTTTGGTATTTGCAGCATGTTTCGACTCCTCCTTCGGCTTGCTATCAATCAGATCATCAAAGTTTGGTGTCACGTCCTTAGGTTCCGCGTTGTCGTACTCATCGGCAGTGGTTTCATTGACCGCTCCCAGTAAAAGGTCGTTGTCAGAACTTGAGTTGATGAAGAACTTGGCAGCCCGGTTGAGCACCGTTCGCTTAGCCATTTCCTCGGGGAACTCTTGCTGAACCTTTTTGGTTTTGGCATGACTCCAGCTTTGATCAATCTGCTTCTTGGTCATGATGGTGAAGTTCTCAACGCCATTGTTATCGACGATGACAGCAAATGCTGCGGCAATAGCGTTGTCCTGATTCTCAATACGCGGCTCGAATACTTTGACGACCGTCCGGCCTCGATCAGAGCCAATTTGGAATTTATCGCCTTCCCGAACAACCTCGGCCCAAACATCCTGAACATTGTCCAATCGTTTTAGGATCGCCAGGCTACCAAAGTACGAGCGCATCAGGGTCAGGTCTTTGCCGTAAGGAATGAAGTAAACCTGATTCTTAGCTGGGCTGAGACCCTGAATCACCATATTCAGCAATGCTTTAGCTTGCGATTGCGGGGTAGTTTTATCTAACAGTGATGGCCCTTTGCTGTTATCTGATAGCGTGAGCCAAGCCGAATTTAGCGCATTGCTAGGGCTATAGTTCGCCGGAAGTTTCAAGCCTTCATGCTTCTGCATCTCTGCGATGCGGTTGTTGACACTTGCTACAATTTCATTTGCCATTTCAATTCCTCCTAGTAGTCGGCGGCAATTGCTACACCGCCAAGTTCGTTCAATATATATTCGCGGATTTCATCTGGATCATCTTTGATCGTGTCACCTTCAGGCCCGATATTCGTGATAACTGCTTCGCCTGAATAAATGGGATCTCCCTTCCAATCAAGCTTTACAATCGTGGTAGCCATTTCACTTTGCCGCCTTTCGTGATAAACTTGGGCTATAAATTAATTTGCTTTGTTCCTTATTTCCCGTGGTTGCAGCCGCGGGATTTTTTTGTGCGCTCTTGGTGAGCATGATCAAGCTAAGTCGAAACATCCAATCCCAGCCACGATCTGCATGCCCTTTGTAAATGAGGTTCTCGACCTGATCGTGAATGTCTTGCCAATACTCTTTTGTATCTCGCATGTGCTGTCCTCCTATTCAATCCATTGCTTCCATCCGCCCACCGCCGTGGCACCGATCATGACGCCAGCCATAGCTACAAGCAGATACTTCCAAAACGCTGATGTTGGATCGAGCAGCACTGACATGATTGCTTCTATCATTGCCTATACCCCCTGCTGACGTGCAAACCAACGTTCCATCTTTTCTGGCTCAACACGTTGTGTCTTACCGGGACCGACAAATGGAGCACCTTTTTTCTTCCAGCGACTAACTGTTGCCGCTGAAACCTGATAATGTTCCATAACATCCTTGGGCGCCCACCACTCCTTGGGTTTGAATGGCTTACGCTGCTTTTTTGGTTTAGCGACATCAATCAATGTGAATCCTTGTTCCATGCCTGCTCATCCTTCCTCATATAATGAAGTTTCTGGTAATGCGGGAGCCTTTCACTGAAAAGATCCATGATTGAGATGCCTAGCATTTTGCAAATAGCATTTAGTTCGGTTAGATCTGCGACTGTGCTATCCATTTTTTCGAATGCGTATGCTTTCAAGTTTTTAGCGTCATCGCGTGTAAAGTTGGGGTCATTAGCAAGGCCCTCGATGTCGTACTTGATGAAAGAAGCTTTCTCCTCGTCTTCTTCTCGTTTATCGGTGAATAAAAGACCTCGTAAATCGTGGTATATTCCGTCACCGCTAAACAGTTTAGGGATTCCTAGAAACAAGTTAGCCATTTCATAGCTTAGTTCGCTGTCATTCATCGAATTGGCAATGTCAGTAGCCTCATTTGCTCTAATGGGGGTTCCATGAAAATAATTGTTGATCGTTGAGCGCCCTAATTTTGCTGCATAAGCGATCACCTTCTGTGGCGTGTTGGTTCTAGTAGCGAATCTATTCAAAGGGCTACTAATTGTTGCTTTCATACGTTCCACTTCCTTTAAAAGATGAAATATTGGTGGATATTGATTCATGCTAGAGAGGGCTATGATTAACCCATAGCAAGCTGATCAGCGTCTTCTGCTAGCCATTCGTCAACTCGGAACGGGATTCACCCGGACTCAGTCGTTGTGGATGTTACCGATGAGCCTTGATAGTTTGTTGGATAGCGCAATCAGCTGGGCTGCCTCTTCCAAAAGTGCATCGGCTGTTTTAGCTATTTGTTTGCGCTCGTTTTCGTTCATTTGACTGCCTCCTCTCGCTGGGCGGAAATGTGTTTATCAAGGTTTACATTTTCGCTACCAAAAATAGCATCAACGCTATGACCCAAAATTTCAGAAATTCTCAACGTAATTGAAGTCGCCGGATCCTTTGTTTTTCCTGTTTCAATATTGGATATGGTTAAGCGAGTGACGCCAACTTGCTTTGCTAGTTCTAACTGAGACATCTCTTTTTCTCGGCGATAATGACGCAAGTTGTTGCTCATGTCTGTTCCTCCCTTCTTGCTTATGAATTAATAATATACCGAGGTATACACGATGTCAACCAATATATACATAAAATCAAAAGTTTTTTTGTATAGTTAGATATACAATAATCACAAGGAGGTTTAGTCATGTCAGAATTAGGCGATTATTTGCGCCAGTTGCGCGGTACCATGTCGCTTCGTGAAGCCTCCCAACGTTCACACGGGAGAATCAGCCATGCGGCAATAGCTCAAGCCGAAAAAGGTATTAATAGTCATGGCAAGCCATTCACGCCATCTGCTGAAACATTAAAAGAGTTCGCAAAACTTTACAATGTCAGCACTACTAAATTGATGAAAATGGCTGGTTACATTCAAAAGTCAAGCGATATTCCTAGCAATGCTATTCCCGTATCAAGCGAAGTGGCCGACCAGCCGGTTATGGTTTATGGAGAAATCCAAGCTGGCGTTGCAAAATGGGCTGAACAAGATATTATCGGTCAGATAAATGTTACCAAGAGCTTTGCTAAAAGATACGGAGCAAAGAACCTATTCGCGCTTCAAGTTAACGGCGAATCCATGAATCGAGAAATCCCCAACGGATATATAGCGGTCTTCTCGAAAGATTTAGAACCAGAAAGCGGTGATATAGTTGCCGTTATGATCGACTCAGAAAGCGCTACGATCAAGCGATATAGGGAAACGTCGCTCGCAGTTCTGTTTGAGCCATCATCATGGGACCCATCTTTTAAACCATATGTATTCCCCAAAGACGGGATTCAAGACTTCAAAATAATTGGGAAGTTTTTATACGCAACAAGCGAGTGCATTTAGATTGGAGGATTAAAAATGGAACACGAAACTAGGAGATCTCATCGAGATATTAAAAAGCCTTTTTGGAAAAGATGGAAGTTTTGGACAGTATTTGTCGTCATTGTTCTACTAGTTGTTGGCATTTCAAGTTGTGTCAATGAGTTCAAAAAAGAATCAGCTTCTCCGTCTACAAGAATATATAAGCTGAATAGTGACAGATCAGTAAAGGCGATGTTGAAGCACTATGAGCCTGATTTGAAAGTCACTGAAGTAGGCGGTGTTTATGATGACCCCAAATCAAAAACCGTTCTTGTAACCATTAAAGAAGACAGCGGTTGGGACGACAAATCAGCGGTTAAATTAATGCATGAGGATATTGCTTCAGTATGGAAGGCATTCAAGAAATCAAAAGGCAATGATTTTGCAAATATAGCTGTCATGGTGACTTACCCATTCGATGACGCAGGAGGTAATACACATCAGCTAAAGGCCATGACAGCCGACCTAGACGGGTCAAGACTGAATGATTTGAATTTGGAAGGATTCTCTGATGGCAATGTTCCTGCCTTTGCCACGAAATATTGGCAACGCAATGACTTACCGACTGTTAAATAAAATCAGTCCAAATACTGACGACTATAAAAGCTGAATTGGACGGAGGAAATCAAAAATGGCAAAAAAGGTAATGGGTACAGACGGCAAGCAATATAAGGTAAAGAAGCCTTTTTACAAGCGCGTATGGTTTTGGCTATTAGTTATTGTTGTGGTAGCAGCAATTGGTGGTGGCCTCAACAATAAGGGCAAATCAAGCAGCGAATCCACAGAAAAAACCACAGTTAGCAAGACAGACAAAACGTCCTCAAACACATCAAAAAAGGAAAGCGGCAAGATTACTCGCGCAGACTTTGACAGCATCAAATTGGGTGATTTGATGGAAAACGGCAATGGTGGTGCCAAATTAGATGATTTAAAAGCCCAGTTTGGGAACCCGTCCTCTACCTCGAGCAGTACCACAAATGGAGTTAAGACTGATCTTGTAACGTGGACTAATGTTGAGGGTGGCTGGGGAGCTAACGTAATTGTTTCCTTTACCGACGGAAATGCGTTCAGCAAGAATCTTACTGGCTTCAAGTTAGGCCGCAAGCAAAAGATTACTTTGGCAGATTTCAACGCGTTCCAGGACGGTACAAAATACGCTGACTTCACCTCAAAATGGGGACAACCCGACTACTACAATGAAAGCCTTATCGGCGGTCAAAAGAATGTTGTGGCCGGTTATACATCTGGTGTAAAAGGTGATCTGGGTTCCAACTTCAACGTGACCTTTACAAATGATGCTTTAAGCGGGAAAACCCAGTCCAATATGAAATAGCCCTTTTACAGGCCCCTACTTGGGGCTTTTGCTGGGCACAAAAATAGCCCCGGTGGCGAGGGCTAATAAGCAAACCAAGTAAACACGGTCAGTACAATGTAAGGAGATGTCTGACACGAAAATTGAAACAATGTGTGCCGAATGCCGCGATTATAAATCTAGTGCTGTCGCGGAAGTAACTGATGACGAATCACTGAAATTTATATGTCCTAGGGGTCATACATTTCATGCAGTATTACGCACCCCTCTGTATGTTCCGATATTTGAAAATGCTTTACGAGCGTATGATGATGAAGAATACTATGAGTGCTATCTAAGCGCAGTTACGAGCTTGGAAAAATTCAGAAACACAGCTATCAAAGCTTACTTTTGGTCAACAAACAACCACAAACCAATGGACAAAATCATTGATAAATCACACGCTATCAAGTATTCAGAAAGATCTATTGCTTCGTTTGCAACGATTTCCCTACTACTATTTGGAGAATCAGCAATTCCTATGTTGAACAAAATGTACGATTCCACAGAAAAACGCAACAGAGTTATTCACGGGACTTTAATCCCAACAAAAGGTCTTTGCGAAGAAGTAATTAAGAATGTTTACCAAGTCGTCAAGTTTTTCCAAATTAGCTGGATTGACGACGATGGGTACTGTCCCATCTCAAATTATCAGGATGCGATTGCCACGGATAACTATGAGGCAATTATTAGCAACAAAAAAGAGCATGAGCTCGCAGTTCTTGTAGGAAAACTTTACACTCTGTCAGCTATACAAGTGGTACATAAGGATAAAGAACTAGACGTAGAATTCAATCGAAGCTTCAAAATAATCATGGATATCCACCACAGAGTTTTTTGGTGATCATATAGATAATGAATCAGGTTGGATAACCAATTGCCCACTACTTTTTTCAAAATAGACATTGTCATCAATAACAGCCGGACGATCATCTGAAATACCCTGAATTCTGATTGTGGAATCACTGGGTAAAGACTCTAAATATTTCACAAAATCCTTCACCTTGACAATTCCATCTTTCAAATCATATGAATAACTATAACCTAGCTTGTCTTCATTCATCATCATCGCTCCTCTATGTGAATGTCTAGTTATCTTTCACTGATTATATCATAAAGAATTTCGTACTAATCATTCAGAACGTCATCACCGCCGAGATCCGGGATAAACTACATCCAGGCTCGTAGCTTTAAAACTCAGTTGAACTTGCGTTGTGTCGTTCAGCGCAGGATGAAGCTGTATATCATTGACCAGGTTAATTTCGGTTCCATTTACAAAAACATGTCCTTCTTTTATCTCAACACGATTTTCCATTTTAGTCACTGCCCTTCTAGTCGCTAATGAACAATATTCATCTAATTATAGCAAAAATGAATTTGATTCACCATCAACGGTTAAAAACATAGCTACTCGTATCAAATTAATAGTTAAGATAGGAGTATTACTTATGGCAAATTCTACGATCAGGCAGGCCGATATACTGTTAAGAGAGTGTACCGTTATGCAGGTAGCTACGCTTGATACCGATACCGGTTTTCCTAATATAGTTTCGCTAACACCACTTAAATCACACCGATCGCTGAAAGAAATCCTTTTTTACACTGATCGCGACACTACTACCATTCAAAACGTCCTAGAGAAGCCTGTGGTGGCTGTTTACTGCTTCAATGAGCTACACCACTCATCGTTGCTATTGCGTGCAAAGGCCGTTGTATTGACCGCTGAGGAGGCCATACCAAGCTTTACGGAAAGCCTCAATTCTTTTCAAAAATCGTTACAGTATGATCGACCCGTCATCATCCGTTGCAACCCACTAACCGTCAAGATCAGATACAACAATGACATCGAGTTCAGCAAGCTAAACGAAATCTAAGCTCAGTTCTTGGAGATGCACTTATGAATGGTCCAGTTACATTAAGTGAGGCACACTTCATTGGCCTCATCATTGTTCTTATAGGCGTCTACTTAGCCTTATTTGGCCACAAACACCGTTGGGTATATTGGCTCATTGACCCAGACAAACCCGGCAGCAGCCTCTGGTTGGCAGCCGTTTTCATCATTATCGGCGTGCTCATGATGATGGTTAGAGAGATGCAATAATACGACTTCATAAAGGGGGGCTAGTTTTCAGACAAAGAAATAGCCTTCCGCGGAAGGCTGCGTGGGCGATGAAGCAAAACTAAAAATTAAACTATTTGAAGGAGAATAAAATGGAAGACCATAATCTGCATGATGAGGCTGAAGCCGAAAAGAAACTGAGAGAGTATATCTATGTTGACACCGACTTAATGAATTCCTTATTAGCCCAGTTTGACGAAGGCTTGAGCACCCTGACTACGCGTATGAATGAGAAAACCTCCATACTGACTCAGGTCGCAACTAAAGGTGGAAGAAAATCCGCAAAAATTAGCGGCGGAGTCCCAGGGATAGCAAATGGTTCAGGATCGGCCGAAGATAGCCACTCTATGGCAGACGAAAGTTCAACACATAATAGGCATCAGTATTCAGAGAATATAGTATACGGTGATTACGGGGTCGAGATCCTTGAAGGCTATCTAAAAAAACAATTTGTTCCTGTTGAGAATGCGGAACCAGGAGACTTGGTACTTTACAAAGATAGCTTTTCCTTATACGACTTCGATTCTCTTGAAGCCGGTACCAACCCTGAAATTATTGATCCAGTGCTGAGATTGTCTACAGATAATGTTTCAGAAGAAAAGTTAGATGGTTACAAAAAACAGCTGAGAGTTATCCAAGCAAGGACAAGGAATGCCAGCAACGCGAAAATGCAAATAGATGACATGAAGAAGAAAATCCAAAAAGCAGAACAAAAGATAACAGAGGACAAAAGCTCGCAAGAGAATTTTAGAAGTGTTTATGCAATGGTGAACTTCTTTTCAAAAAGTATGCCGAATAGTGTCATTGTTTCCACTGAGCAAACCGTTGTTTTTGCACAAAAGTCTCTTTTTAGATTAAGCCCATCACAACTTCAAATGCTACAAAAAAATCCACGAACCCTTTATATAATGGGAATCGTGGAAAACAAATCAGATAATACAAATTGGAAACACCAAACTCTTACAAATTCTCAATTGGCACCCCGTGATATTGGTGCGATTGCAAGTTACTTGTCATCAATCGCATTGACTAACTTTGGCATTTCACAAAAAGAGGATTCTTTAAGAATTCGGCCTATCTCTATGTATTTTTAAATGTCGTTTAGGTCCTTGGTGTTCCGCACTTGGTTTGGTGATCAGAGAAGCTTTCTTCATTTCACGATCAATCTCTTCTTGCATTTTCTGAATTTTAGAGTCTTCACGTTCGTAAGTTTTTTTAAGCGACGAATAAAGTTTAACCGCGTCTTGGATTTTGAAAGCCTTCATCATGCCACCACCTTTCCATGCAATCATAATATAAAAGTTGCAAACGGTCTACCAAAAGAATCTATCCATTTAGAACCAACGGAGCCTTGTTTTTAATGAGGCTTTTATTTTAAGGACATAACGAACATACGTTTGAATTACAAGCTCTAAGAGTTCAAAAGGAGTGCGATATCATGGCATCAATTAGCTCATATAAACTAAAAGATGGCAAAAAGGCCTGGGAATTCTATATATTCGCTGGTGTTGATCCGCAGACAGGAAAAGAAATAAAGATCCATCGGCGCGGTTTTCCAACCGAAAAAATAGCCCAGCAAGAAGCAACTTTAGCTGAGTCCGAAATAATCAGAGGCCACTCTCACTACCAAACTGAAAGAATTTTAATGGCTGATTATCTTAATCAGTGGATCACCAAGCTTAAGGTTAATGTAAAAGAGGGATCCATGATCATCTATCGATATAACCTCAAGAAATACATTATCCCCAAAATTGGGGATATTCGACTGGCCAAATACACGCTTAAGGAACATCAGGAGTTCATCAGCAGTCTATTCAATGATGGCTTGTCTCTTAACACAGTAAAGCTCATCAATGGAACATTGCACAATGCGTTAAAAAAAGCCGTTGCAATTGGTTACATTACCAAAAACCCTACCGTTGGTGTCGAGTTCAGTGCGTATGCTAAAGACAATTCCAAAAAACTTCACTTTTGGACAAAAGATCAAGTTGGATCTTTTATAGAAGCAGCTGAAGAAGATAAAGAGCCCATGTGGCTATCATTCTTTGTGACGCTGATTGACTGCGGGCTTCGTGTGGGTGAAGCCATGGCTCTTCGCTGGTCAGACATTGACTTCAACAAAAATACCTTATCAGTCAATGCAACACGAATCTATCGTGCTGAAACTGGATCAAACGCTGGCAAAATAGCGCTTGATCGTCCCAAAACATTAAGCTCTAAGAGAACCGAATACATGACCGCTCGAGTAAATGATCTTCTTCAACAACAATATGAGCGCCATTTCAGTCACGGCAATGTACAAGGTTTTCGGTTTTCTACTAGCCACAATAACGATTTTGTCTTCACCTATTCGTCTGATGCCAAGTTTGGACAACCGCTCCGATCTCGAGCAACTACCGGTGCTTTTAATCGCATCACCAATCGGGCTGGACTTCCTCACATCCGTATCCATGATTTAAGACACACGCATGCCGTTTTAATGCGTGAGGCAGGATTAAGCCTTGATGACATCAAAGATGATCTTGGGCATAAAGACATTTCAACCACTCAAATCTATGCTGAAATCTCTCCGGCAAAAAAGAAAGAAAACCATCAACAATTCGAAAAATACCTAAATCAGTGA